CTGACCGGGACGCGTAGCTGCTGCTCTCTCAACTGCGTACATACCGCGAGCGCCAGAGCCTACACGACCGGCACCTTGTGCTTGAGCATTAGCCGCAGCTTGACGGTAATTAGATTCACCGTCATTAGTGCGGATAACTACTTGACCCGCACCCATCATGCCGGGCTGAGTCATGCCACGCATCGCAGGCTCCAGAGCTTCAGGAGCCGGGGGGTTAGCAGTGTTCGGGAGATTAGGAGTTCCCAGAGGAGAAGCAATCTGAGCTGCAGGATCACCACCGGTAACAGCAGGAATCTTGGCCCCGACTTCAGGGTCAGCCGTGGTCGGCCCCATAGGAGATTCAGGACTGAGTGCCTCTGCTACGAAATCAGTCAACTGTTGTTGAATCTGATCAGCACGCTTCTCGGACTGACCGCGTTCATACTGATCGAGAGCAATCCCAAGACCGCCGATTCCAGCTAAACCAGCGGCGGCTTTGTACAAGTTGGAAAGATCAGCTTGACGGGTGCCGCCAACGGCGTTACGGGCGCCCATTGCCGTCACGGCATCACCACCCATCAGGGGACGGCTAGCAAGAGAGGTCAGAGCTTCAGTTTGTGCGGGCGTCATCTCACCACCACGCGTGATGTCCTCGATACGTACACGCTCAACAACGGGCTCAGTTACTTGACCACCGGGAGAGCGCGTAATTGCACCAGGACCCTGATCACTCATCCGAGCAAGACCGCCAGTAGCACCCCCACCAGAACCGCCTTTAACCATCCCTGCGGAACCCTGACGCATTAAACCGCCGGGCTCGCCGTACTCCAGAGCGCGGAGATAATCGATGCCTTTCGGACCTACAAGATTATCAAACACTTCTGCAGCAGGAATGCCATAAGCATCGCTTGCCTTGTTAGAGATAGCGAGAATAGAACGGTAGGTACCCGGATCAGTAGAAAGCAACCGCTGAGCTGCCTCAGATTGAGGAACCCACGCGGGGACGGGAGCTTGAGGAGCGTTAGGGGCTAAAGCACCAGAGCGGCCAGTAATGGTAGTGCCTGGAGTGGATAAGGCTTCCCGGATTGGGAGAGGCATTTGACCGGGTGCCTGGGGTACGCCAGGGCCACGGCGAGGACCAACGGGGGTAATGTCAGGAGCTTGGGGATACTGAGCACGACGAGGAATATTACCGGCAGGGACTTCACGAGGAACGGGAAGTTGCTTTTGGAAACGCCCCGTGGCTGGATTCGGCGGAACATTAATCCGAGGTTGAATAGCCCGAGGCGGCCCCATCATGTATTCTTGGAAACCCCGTAATACCGTACGTAAGACGTTTCCTGCTTCTCCGGCAAGCCCTGTTGACGCCATTAGAGTGCTCTACTTTATGTGTATGTTAGCGCCAATTTGCGTAGAAAAACAGGCGATCAGCGCGTGACACATCAGGAGGACCAGGAAGGGCCTGGATGAATTCGCCGCCGCTACGTTCGAAACGATACCGAGCTGCCACGGGGTCTCGATAATTAGGAACGTAAAGCATTTGCGCTAACCTTTCTGTCTCATATAGATAATTTTCTCTCCAGATACGTGCGGTCTCTCGTTTATCTTGAATATTAATAGAGCGGCTGACGTCACCTAAAATTGTTTCTTGGCGACTTGTAGCACGCCCAGTGGCTAATTCAGTCAAACGCTCTGCTTCTTCGCAACGTTCAATTTGTTGAACAATTTTGTCGTAGTAGAACTCGCTAGGGATGCTGTTACAAGCCTCCATCAAACGAGCGTAATCGCCTGCGGGAACCGTAGCAATATTATATCCAAGATGGTATGCAGTACGACTAAAATTAAAATCATCAAGTCTGTGACCAAAAACTTGAGCAGGATTACGTGTGAGTTGATTAACTGCCGCATAAATTACTTGACGCTTAGTAGCATCAGTAGTATCCGGTTGAAATACTACACCTTGCTGCGCTAAGTAACTTTGTAGTTGCTCAAGCTCCTGTTGGGTAAACTGAGCCATCCGTAAATCAACCCGTCATATATCTAATCTTACCGAACTTAAGTTATTTAGATAGAACTAGTTCACTCGACGTAAATCGAATCGTCAGCCAGAACCTCGTCCCAATCAACACGCTTAATTGAACGAAGCTGATCCAGTTTCGTAAAACGCTCACCAGGAAGAGACTGTTTGAGCTCGTAAATTTCAGTCGCAGTCTTCAGACCGACTCCTTTAAGAATCTGAGTCAGCATCTGAGGCGTGGCGTTATTCAGGTTGATCCGGTTCAACGCCGGAACTTCCGAGCGAACAATCTGCCTGCCACGGCGCTGCTTAACGGGTTTTGCTCCCTCTTCGGGTTCTTTAACGGACTCAGTTAGCTGCTCTTTATAGGCAAAAAATACCTTGCCTGTAGTCTGAGACCGAACCATGTGGTACTCACCGTCATCGTGAGTACTCAAAAGATCTACTTTGACACCGCTGGGCTTGTAGGTGTACTCTTTCATTTGAGTGGCAGTCATCATGTAGCCATAATCTAAGACACTTTAACCAGGATAGACTAGAAAAAACAACACCACCCCAAGATGCCGGTACCTAAGGGTATAAGAATCGCCGGACAAACTCTGCCGATTATCAATAAACTTGTTGACATTGGAACAACAGTATATGAACTAGATAATCCTATTGAACCTAGTTTGCGCCAACGCTTACTAAATGCTTTAATTATCGGTGGCGGAAACGCTGTAGTGGGGCGTACCGGCGGGGGGTTTGATGTTATCCCATCACTCCTCGGCGGAGCAAAGGTTGAAAGCCCCTTACAGCACGTAAACCCCGACGCTCAATTCCGCCGTCTCTCATACCGCTTAGGTCAGGGTGCAGAAATTGGGCTGCATGAGCGAGAGCAATTAGAGGCAATCCAAAGACTCGCAGCAGGAAAAAAGCGGGAGCCTACTTACACGCCACAGCAGCTTGAACAAATGTATGGACGTGGCTTAGGCGGAATGTTCTGACAATAAAAAACCCCTCCCGAAGGAGGGGTCTTCACTACCCAACTGAATTCTATCAGGAGGGCACAATCGAAGTGAACACGCTGGACTCCACCACGCCGCCAGGCTGAAGAGCCAGGTCGTCGCGCTTGGGAGCGGAGTCAGGCACGATCCAGCACACTTCGCACACGGCGAGTGCTTTGTCCTTGCCTTTCAGACTGCCCACACCGGCACGGGGGTCGAAGGTACCCGAAGCCAGAGCGAGACCAGAAGCAACAGCGCCACCGAGGTTCTGAGTAGCGAACAGCTTCCAGGTAGTCTCAGCCGACAGAGCGGAGAGGCTGCTGGAATCGATGATGTTCACCGAGGCATTGCTGCCATTTTCGATGCGGCTGCTGGAGCCGGTCACGGACACACCGAACTGGCCAGACACCACGGTGCCGTCGCTGCGCAGACCTTGGCTCACTGCAGGAACCAGGCTGAGCTGAGGGGTGGCGGAACCGCCGCCCACACCGCTGCTGATCACGTCGCCGCCGTCCACACGGAGGGAGGCACGGTACACATAAGCGCCAGCAGGCACTTTAATACCGTCGGTGATATCCGAACGGATGTCCTTGTGGAAATCCGGGGAAGGGATGATCACATTGGCGCTGCTGAAGGCTTGGTTAGAGCCGTTCAGACCGGAACCATAAGGCTGGGTGTAGTAATCCAGCTGGTTGTTGGTGCCGAGGGCCTGGTAAGACAGGTCGACGTAACCGATTGCCTGTTGGGCAATCCAACCGGGACGGAACACCACGCCGACAGGACCGCCAATCGGTTGATTGGTCAGAGTTTCGGAGGTTCCGTTCTCGTTGTTAAAAACAACGGACTTTTCTTCGTGCCAGTAACGAAGAACGTTGGTGTAGTTACCAGGATAAATCTTGGCAACTTGAAGCTGGTTAGAGTTGATTGCCATCGTTAGTTACCTCCTCAAGCGTTAAAGGAGTACGCGATGGTGGCGAAATCAGCGTTCAGGAGTTCGAAACCTGCGTACAGGCTCCAAATCATCATGATAAATCGGCTGAAGTCGTCATTGTTGTTCAACAGCACCTGAGCGTTGTTGCCGCCGATACCGACGCCCACGCTCTGAGGACCGAAGAACATACCAATAGCGCTCTCGTAAGAAGCAGCGGTACCACCGATGGTGGCAGTCTGCGACTGAGAGGGCATGTTGGTGGATTCGAAGAAGCGAACGCCCTCGAACACGAAGCCGGTGGGCATAATGGGCTCACCAGCCACGAAGGTGGCCTGACCGAAGCCCTGACCCATGTACAGCGCAGCGTTGGGCTGCATTGCCGACATGAGGGGGTTGATCTGACCGTTGCCGGGGTAACGAGCGACCTCGCGGAAATCGCTGTTCTGGCGAAGGTGCATCAGGAAGGTCGGATCGCAAACGCAGCGATAGAAACCGTCTTGATAGGTAGGAGTGTTACGCTTACGCAGGCTCTTCACCACGCGCAGCAGGTCGTCCTTGACGTCGAACTTAGCTTGTTCGGCGTTGCTGTAGGTCAGAGAACCAACAGCGAGATCACCAGGGTAGTAGTAACCACCTTGGGTGTCAGAAGCTTGACCCTTAGAAACAGCTTTCAGGAGTTCGTTGATGAACACCCGGTCGCGCCAACGACGATAGTCGTCGAGCAGAGTCAGCGAACCAATCGACTGGTGGAAAGCGGTCAGGTTACCGGTGTCCAACAGCAGGCGCTGCGCAGTGATCAAGGTCTCACGAGCAATCTTAAAAGTGCTCGGTTGAGTGGGATCACTCGGGTCAGCAGGGCCGGTGTACTCGCGAAGGGTCACGAGCACTTTGTCCTTCACGATGTTGCGGCTGTTAGCAGTACCGATGGTCTGCTCTGCAGTACGCTCACGTGACTCTTTGCTTCCCGGATTGCCCCAGAACCTGTAGCGGTCTAACTGCACAGTCTGGCCTGGCTGCTTGCTGAAGTCATGAACGACCACAGGCTCTGCTGCCATCTCTACAACGTACGCGGGATGCGGACGATAGAGCTCGGCGCCGAGAAGCTTCGGG